CCGGCGTACGAATAGCTCAGCGAGCGTTCCCGTAGTCATTGCTTCGCTCCTATGCGGGAAGGGGCCCCAGGTTTCCCCAGGGCCCCCGTGTGACTTACCGTCAGAGAGTGGCAGCGATCATGGCCTTGAGGGCCGTCAGCGCTTCTTCGAGCTGCTCGCGAACGGATTCCTTTGTGTCCTCGCTGGCGTGCTCGAAGTCATCCGGGTTCGCCTTGCGAATGTCCGTCAGAAGCTTCTTCGCGACCGAAGCAACCCGCTCGTCCGGAGTGGCCTCGCCCTCTCCCTCACCTTCGCCTTCGCCAGCCTCCCCGCCCGGCGTGACGATGGCCTCGCCAGACTCAAGAGCCTTCTTCTCCTGGTATCGATCGCGCGCCTTTTCGATCTCACCCTTGAGGCTGACGCCGTACTTGCTGGCGACCCATGCGGATGCCGCAGTCTCCTCCGGCTTACCCTCAAGCACCTTGGCCACCAGCGCACGCCGCTCGTCCGCTTCGTCACCCTCCCCGTCCAGCGAGCGAAGCCACTCAGCGCGAACGTCCGTCCTCTGGGTCTGCACGGAGCGCATGAGCTTCTTCAGCGCGTCTTCCGTGTCGTAGTTGTGCTCGAAGCCCTCCCCCGCAAGCTTCAGCATGGCGCCGGAAGCCTTTTTGGCCGGGTCGCTGGAGCCCGTCAGGTCAGGGACGTCATCCTTGTTGGGGATGCGAAGCCACATCTCAAACACGGTGCGGGCAACATCCTTGGCCAGGTGCGACGTCTTGATGTGCGCCTTGATGCCTTCGGACACCTGCTTTGCGCCAGCGTCCACCAGCGCCTGAACACCCTCGTACTGGTCGTACGTCTTCGGTGCCACGGTGCCTTCAGCCGGGGCCTTAGCGACAGCCTTCCCCGCCTTCGGCTCAGCCTGCGGCTTCGGCTGCGCCACCTGACGCCACTCGCCACGGAAATCCTTCTTAGCCTGCGCCCAGGTGACTTCCTTTTCGCGACCCGGCAGCAGGATGCGGCCACGCTGCGGCAGACCGCTGATCAGCGTCTCAGTCTCGTCCCCCAGCTCCTTCAGTCCGTCGACGTTCTCAGCCTCAGCCAGCGAAGCGGCCCGCTCGATGTTCGCCTGAATCTGCTCGACGGTGTCCAGCTCAGCGGGGCGCTCTTCGGTCTGCTCGCTCACGGTGATCTCTCCCTTGTTGGTGAGTGCTTCAGCGGCACGCGCCAGGTCTTCGGCGCTGATACCTTCGGCGTCAGCCATGATCTTCTGACAGTTCTTACAGGTGACTTCAGCGGACACCACGACGTAGCGCTCACTCGCACGGTTCCCGCCACACTTCGGGGAGGGCATGAAACCGTCCGGCTCGCCAGCGTAGTGAACCTTGCCGTTGCCAAGCTGAACGTTCATTGCCCCGCCCCTCCGTCGCTGTCGTTGTCTTGCAAGGAAGACACTAGACCTGTCCGCAGGGACGTGTCAAACCACCTACCAAAATTGGGAGGTGGTACCCACCCGTTCGGGCGAACCTTCGAACAGCCGTTCACCTACCAAAATTGGTACGTGGTCACGACATGAAAACAGCCCCCGGCCTGCGTGAGCAGACCAGGGGCCCAAAGGATGAGTCAGCGGAAGTGTCTGTTACGGCGAAGCTGCGCGATGACGTCAGCCACCTCGACCAGCGGAATACCTAGCAGACCGGCGCACTTGATGCGCAGTGTCGCCCGCTCGCGTGAGTGCTGGTTGCGGGTGCCTGGCTCTTCTCTGCGAGGACCCAGCGAGCCAACCAGCGAGTCAGCCATGATGTCAGGGACGATGTGTCGCCCGCTGGACACAAGAACGGTGTTCAGGGCGTCCGTCTCTTGCCGGGCGGCATCGATTTTCTTGAAGAGCGCCCGCACGCGCGGGTCTGTGTACTCGATCAGTGAGTCACGGTGAGATTCCATGCGCGCATATCGGGTACGTGCTTGGTCGTCTGTTTCGTGGCTGAACGCAACTACGGAGTGACCATTGAGGATCACCAATCGCATGCGCATAACCTGTCCCCTTTTGCTTGTTGCCTGCACTCAGTTTCTGTGAATGTGGCATCTAACACAAGGCACGGTCAGGTACCAGCGGAGCGCACGCAAAAGACCCCCGGCAATACCTTAGAGGTACGCCGGGGGTCATCTCAGACAAGCGAAATCAGGAAGTGCAGCAGCTCAACTGAGCCTTCGTTGTAGACAGTTGCGTCTACTGTGTAGTCATTCAGTAGGTTTTCGCTCTCGTGCGCTGCACCTTCACCAGCGCTGGCGCCGGGTCGGACGATGCGTACCATGCGGAATCCCCGGGAGCGCAACATTTCGGCTTCGTTCGGGTAGCGCACATCAGTGACAACTACCGGCATGTTCCACTGCTCTGCGGCGCTGATCTTCCGCCGGGCGACGTTCACCCAGTAGTCCGGATCATCCTCACGGATGGTCTGCCCGATGCGCTGAAGCGTGCGCCGGACTTCAGGATAGGTGGCCTTCGAGTACTCCCACCCCGCATCGGCCACTAGGTCACTGAGGCGCACGTGAACGCGAAAGGCACCATTCAGCGCTGTCGGAATCAGCGGGTCAATGCGAAGCGCCATTTCCTTCAGCGGATCGGCAAACGCCACGCGGGTGTAGGCACGCTCACGGACCAGCCACTGACCCGCAGTGTCCTTACCGGAGCGCGCCTTACCGAGAAATGCGATGTTGTACATGCTCTCTCCCTTCCATCGGGCAGAGAGCGAGTCGAACGCCTAGACCAGCGGCTGAGCCACCGGAACCGCCTGAGCGACCGGCTGAGCCTCAGCGACCGGCGCCGGGTCCGCGACTACGTCACTGCGCGGCGGGGCTTCTACGGCGTCAGACAGGGCCATGAACGGCACACCCAGGTCGGACGCAACGGCACCCGCATCCTGCATGAGCTTCTCATAGGCAACACCGTGCTTGGCCATGTAGCCGGACGCGAAGGTGATCACAGCGGTAACGCCAGCCTCGATGAGCCCGCGCACGTCGCTGGGGACCGAAGGCCAGAACACGTGCGGGGCAAGAATGCCCGCAACAACCGTCGTACCCGCTGCTGCAACGGTGGACGCAGTTACCTTGCCGGAAATTGCCATTACTTACCCTCCATAGTATGCCTAAGTAGCTTCAGCTCTTCGAATACTGCGTCATGCGTTTCGCGCAATAGCGCTTCGCTCTGCCTACTCTGGATTTCCTGTCCGACCAGAATCACGGACAGCAACACCAACTGTAGGAACGAGGTGGAAACCCACTGGACGAAGTGCGCGACGCTATCCAGGTTGCTAGGCAGCGAAGTCAGCGTGAGCAGCGCGAAGGCGTAGGCGCAGTACATGCTGCCCACAACGCGCGTCACCCTGAGTCCTAGCCATTCGTTGAAGCGCCCCATTAGTGATGCACCAGCGCAGTTGCCACGGCTACGCCCGAAGCTATGGCCGTGATCGGGATTCCGTAGCGCCACCGTTCCACGGCACGCAGGCGCGTCTCATGGTCATCGAGAGTCTTAGCGTCATCGCTGCGGGACTGAGCCAGCGAGCGAACGTCATCACGCATGCCTACGATTTCGTCGTAGATCTCGCGCCCGGTAATGGTCACGTTGCCGAAATCGTCTGCCACTAGTGGACCTTAGCTAGTAGAGCCTTCACCTCAGCCTCAAGGGCCGAAATACGCTGCTCAATGGTTAGAGAGCGGTTCGAAGGCGTGTCGTATGCGGGATACCCGTAGCCGTACACATACGGGTTGGTGCGGGTGTAGGTGTCACGATGCACGCTGTTGCCGATACCGGCAGGCGCGTTGCCATCGTTGGCGTTGCCGGAAATCACGGTCACATGAGTGTCAGTGAACGACTCGACAACGCCTGTGTGCTCGCTGCCACCAGGGCCGAAGAACACCTGAGCACCTACCTGGGGCTTCCATCCCCAGCGGTTGTGCTGCTGCCACCACGCGACAGCATCGGAGCAAGACGCAGTGCACGGGAACTTTGAGGACATGCCAGCCTTCAGGGCCAGCCACGATACGAAGATTGCGCACCATGACTGGCCCTGGTACTGCCGAAGGCTAGGCAGATCGTTGACGTACTTTTCAACGTTGTCCCAGTTCCCGTGAGCGTCACGGCCTTCGTGGTAGCCAAGCTGACCAACTGCGAGGCCGACGACGTCAGCGGGAACGGCCATTACTTCACCTTCGCCTGTAGAGCCTTCACAGCAACCTCAAGGGCACTCACGCGCTGCTCAAGCGACAGCGGAGCGGGTGCAGGGGCAGGCTTAGGGGCAGGCGCCGGAATCGGCTTGCCGACCAGCACCTGACACCACTCGCGCAGCGCCGTCGCATCCTTGAAGTTCGCCACGTTGTGGTCAATGCCACCGGCCCACGAATACTGGTGGAACACCCATGCGTGCTTGATGTTCGGCTTGCCCGCAGAGTTGTTGGGGTCAGCGATCCAAAGGCCATCCATCGGACCGCCGTTGTTGCTGTCCCGGTTCTTCCAAAAGTCGGTGTTGCAGTAAAGCACCACCTTGTGACCCGGCGCCTTAGCCTTCACGCGAGCCATGAACGCATCGCGCTGACTCTGCGAAACGCTCGAAGCCTCCCAGTCAAAGGCCAGGATGTCATTACCGTGAAGCTGCACCTTGCTCAGGAAGTAGTCGGCTTCCGCCGCTCCCCCGCTGGTGCCGAAGTGGTAGTGACCCACAACCAGGCCAGCGGCGCGAGCGTGCGCAACCTGCCCGGCATAGCGCGGGTTCACGTAGGACGTGCCCTCAGTGGCCTTGACGAAGGCGAAGGCAAGTCCCTTGGTATCGAATGCGACAGGCTGATATCCGGAAACGTCTACGCCGAGAACGGCCATGATTGATCCCCTAGGTCGGCAGACCACATACCAAAATTGGTAGGTGGTTACTTGAAGGTGGGCGGGTTGGTCGAAAGGTCGCCGTTGTAGAAGGTGTCAGTCTCGTCGTTGCGAGAGACCTGAATCGTGATGGGTCCCATTGCGGACGCCCAAGCAAAGTTCTTCAGCGTCTCGGCCAGCGCTAGAACCGTGGCGTCATCCGCCCCCCCGCCAGAGGAGAGACTGAAGTAGCCGAACTGCCCGTTAATGTTGTCCTGAAGCGTGAGGCTGTAGCTAGTGTTCGTGCTCGTCTGCGACATTACGCGTGCCTCCAGCATGCGAAGAGAGAGGAAGTAAGGTCAGCGTCAACCTTCGTGGCCAGACCGGCGCCGGAGCTTTGCCAGCCTTGAACTTCTAGGTAGTCGCCAACGTTCAGGTACACCACACGCGTTGTCGTGGGTACCGATGTGTCAGTTGTGCTAGCCGCCGTGGACATCATTACGGCGGATCCCTGAACTACGGTGCCATTGACCGCAAGTCGTGCACCACGCGTACCGGTGCCGTTCTGAAGCCATGTCACGGACCCGCTAACCTCGTACCAACCGGCTATCTGTGCGGTATAGCGTGATGTGTTGGTGGTGGTTGAGTGTCCGCCGTAGTCGTCAATGAGTTCGGTGTCCAGCGTGATTGTTGCCCAAACGCTGGTAGTCAGGTTGTTCTGTGCGACAGTCTGAATGCCCTGAAATGTAGGCGGAGCCTGGAAGAATGCACTTGCGTCGCGCACCTGCGCATTCCACAGCGCGGACGATATCGTGCCACCTGTAACCGCTGTGAACGAAGTAGGCGGACCTAGAACCACAGGGAATCCCCCTTCTAGTAGGCGAATACCGCCTGATCGAACTGGGGCAGCGTGTCAGAGAACTGCCCATACGGAGTGGGGTCAATGGGACTGCACTGCAACGTGCACCAGGCCTCGCCCTTGTCATCCATGTCCCACTGAATCTGCTCAACAAAGCAGTCAACAGTGACTTCCGGGGCACCAAACGGACGTCGGTTGATACGCACGCGCGTGCCCAGCTCCAGACCGAGCAGCACGGGCCATAGCGACGTGTTCGCGCTGGGATGGAACTTCACTGCCTGCACGCGGGTCAGCGGCTGGCTGTACCGCGAGACGAGGTAGTTCGCGGAATCCTGGCACTCACCAACGTTGGTGCTGTTGTTGTCCCGCGTCATGGTGCGAGTGAAGTAACTTGCAATACTGGCATTGTTCTGCCCGACGAACGTTGTGCCAGTCGACTTCTGCGTCACCGTGACCACGTTGGACAGGTGGGTACTGTCAAAGTCAAGCTGAAGCTCTTCGTAGGGGTACTCCCCCGGTCCGTCGCCGAACGTGTAGACCGGCGTAAGGGAGTTGTACCGAATTCCGCGCGACTGGAACGTAATTGATCCGTCCGCACCTACGAAGTGATTCCCGTTCTCTGTGGTCACCACATCGTTCAGCGCACTCAGCGCGTCGGTTCCCACGATGTTGGTAGCCGGGCCCACAGACGTGGTCAGACCGATACCGATGTTCGAGGCACCAGTGAACCCGGCGTAGCGCAGGATGCGCCCGTAACGAGCGTCTGACGACTCGCCAGTACAAGCGGTCTTCCATGCGAAGTAGAGCTGTGACATCTGCGCTGTGGTCAACGCCTGCGGGAACTCAGTCGCGTACGCGAGATCTCCGTAGAATGTCATCACGGCCGTGCGGGTGGATGCTGTCCAGAAAGCCCCGAGCACGTCCCACCATCCACCCAGTGAAAGGACGTTGATCGTGCCAGTGGCCACAACGGCGCCATCGAGCACGAGCGTTGCCGTGGTGCCGCTGACAGCGACGCTGACAAGGTGCCAGTTCTGATCAGTCACGACGACGTTCGAGTTGAGAACGATGGTCGCAGTCTGACCAATGGTGTTGAAGCTAGCGCGCAGCTTTCCGTCAGAACCACCGATGTACAGCGCCACACCGGCCGTAAGCCACGCCGAAGGGCTATTAGGCGTGTTCGTGTAGAACGAATGCCAGATGTACGCGCCGTCAGTCGGAATGGAACCACCGGCATAGCGGAAGGCAATCATTCGCGTAAAGCCGTTGCCACTGTCGACCGGGCCCTTAATTCCAGCGCTGTTCAGGTCGACCATTGCGGCTGGGCTACTGGCATTGACGCCGGACGCTCCGGGTCGCATGGACACAACCGTCTCGCTGCTGCCGATGTAGCCACCAGTGGAACTCACGGAAGTCTGAGCATTTCCGAAGGTGGTGTTGCCGTTTCCACCCTTGGCATAGGTGATGCCCGCACCCTTGTTGGCACCGGTGGAGTCAGCGGCGGACGATGCTCCGGCAGCATCGCTCAGCGTGTACACGAAGCGTGGCGAGTAGCTTTCGACTTCTTCGGCGAACACCTCCCCTAGCTTCACCTGAGAGAGCAGCGCGAAGGCGTCGACACCAGTGGGCGACACCTGACCGTATGTGCCGCCCTCAAGCCATTGAGTGGGCCAACGTTCCGTGTATCCGGTGAATAGCGGGTACCACGTTCCCGGCGCTGTCCAGGTGCTTGGGCTACCGGCCGCTTCCACCTGCCACGCGTCAACCTCCACCGTGCAGGTAGCGGCTACCGTGGCACCCGTGCTGAAGCCAACGCTCATGCCATATACGCTGGTTGGCGCAGTCACGGTCAGAGCAATGCGCGTCCACGTGTTCGCGGTAGAGCTGCCGGTGAGCGTCGTAGGCGTGCCGTAGTTCCACGTGACCGGAGTTGCGCCTAGCGTCGACCCGTAAAAGGCAATCATCGACTGAACGCTGATCGATGTGGAATCCGTGATGTTCCGCACCAGTAGCTGAACGGTGTAGGTCTGTCCGGGCCGGACAGCCACCCTGTCCGTGTAGCAAACGCGCGTGGCGCTGAGAATGCCCGAAGGTACGTTGAAGCGAAAGGTGTTGGTTCCCTGCCACGCAGTCAGCGGGGATACCGGCTGAGCAATCACGCCGCCCGTGCTGTCCGCCGTCGACTTCACACCGATCGACGCCGGAATGGCTCCAGCGGTGTAACCCTCCCCGCCGGTGGCAATGACGTAGTCGAGTAGGTTTTGAGTAGGTGGCCACTGTGCACGCCGTTGGTACGGCTGATACGGCAGGATGTGCCCGGCATACGGGCCGCCGGTGTTCGTGGGGTCTAGGGCGCCATCAGGGCTTCCTAGGGTGGTCTGATACTCCCCCGCCTGCGCCGTGTCTAGTTCGTACTGCTTACCGCGCTTCGCGCTGACGCTCGTCAGAGTCCGGTCGACCAGATTCACCCAGCGGTCCGAAGGAACAGCAGCACCCGCAGCAGTCCACAGCGGGCCCCAACGCTCTGCGATGACGGGATAGTTGGGGTTCACGGTCATTGCTTGCCCTCCCAGAGTGGGGACCACATACCAATTTCGGTAGGTGGTCCCCCACCCTTAGCGCTTCGCCTGCGCGTACGTCACGGAGTTGCGTCCGCCGTAGCGCTGCATTTCCTGTATGACAACGTCCCGAAGGTCACGATCGCTGCGGACAGAACCGTGTACCTCGATGTGCACGTTGTGCTGAACAACCGCCCCGCCTGCGGCACTGCCACTCAGCGCGGGAATGTCGGAACCACGGACCACGGCGTCAGCCATGCGGCTAGCAGCGTTCCGCACGTCGTTGTTGCCAGCGTCGATGCCGTTGACCAGACCGGACGTCACGAACTGCCCAATCTCATGGAACAGGCGCGAAGGCGAGTGAATACCCAGCGCCTTCTTAATCTGCGTTTCCATGGACTTCGCAATACGCAGCATCTGCTTATCAATGGCCTTTTCCTGGGACTGAAGCCCCTTGATAAGACCCTTGGCAGCGTTAATGCCCGTTCCGTACATCGAGTCAGCGACAGCACCACCAACACTATTGGCGGCATTCTTCATTTGACCCTGCATACCGTTCAGTTGCTTCAGCTGATCGCTGTTAGCCGACATGAGCGCCTGCGCCGTAGTACCACCCTGGTCAACGCCTGCGGCTGCAATCTGGTTGATCAGGTCAGCGGAAAGGCCGCGCTTCTGCAACGCATGCAGTTCATCCGCGAAGTGCATTGCGGCGGACACCTGATCCTGCATGTTCGCCACGACGTCGCCAGCGGTGAGCGCTGCGCCACTGGTCGACTGCTGCATGACCACGCTGGCGCCCTGCATGATGTTCGAAGCTACGCTGTCGCGTTCCTTCGTCCAGTCCTTCTGAAGGGTGGCTAGTTGCTTCTGTGCATCCTTGAGCTTCGCAGCAATGGTGAGCCGCTTGTTCGCCATCCTTTCGAGCTGGGTGCCCTCTCGGGAAACCGACTTCTCAAGGCGTGAAATGGCGGCTTCGTGCTGCCGGATCCATCCGTTGTAGCCACGCGCGGACTTCGTCCCTAGCATGTCCTGAAGACGGTTCTTCGCCGAGATCAGCTCAGACTCAGTCTTCTTAACGGCGCTCTTCACCTTCGGGAGCGAACCCGTCATGCCATCGACTAGACCCTGATTCACCCACAGGCCAAGCTGCCGGAACACCTTCGAAGGCGAAGCAATGCCCAGCGTGGAACTGAACGAGTCGACCAGACCGTTAGCCGTGTCCGCCATTGCAGCGTGCGCGGCAGGAGCGTTGGCCGTGATGCCTTCGGCGAGACCTAGCGGGATCCACTTACCGACTTCGTCACGGAAGACGCGAGACGGGCTCTTGATACCGAGAATCGACATCGCTGCATGCTTCAGACCAGAACCGACGCTCTTCACTGCGTCCCATGCGGCACTCGCCATGTTCTTGACGCCATTGATCAGACCCTGGATTAGGTCCTTTCCGGCACTGTAGAGCATGGAACCGAAGTTGCTGACGGAACTCTTGATCGTGTTGACGATATCGCTGAACGCCTGCGATAGAAGGTGCTTGATATCCGACCACGCCTTAGACCAGTGGCCCGTTAGCGCATCGATCAGGACACCGAAGATGTTCAGCACGAAGTGATAGCCGGTAGTCACGGCACCGGAAATCAGCGCCCACGCGGTCTTCACTACGCCGGAAATGATGTCCCATCCGACCCGGAAAACGGTCGTCAGGGCAGTGATTCCGACCTTTAGGAAGTCCCAGACGACCCCGGCGGCTAGCTGCACTTCCTTCCAGAGCAGTTGCCACACCTGCGAAAGCTCAGTGGCGTGACCCTTCCACCAGCCCTGAAAATCCTTCATTCGGGCGTCGAGCCACTTGATCACGTTGTCATTGAACCACTTCGCGACAGCGTGAATGGCGGTCATCGTGGCCGACCAGACGGCATTCACGGCGCTCATTGCCAGCCGCCATGTCGCCTTGAAGAAGTTCGCCACACCGGGGATGTCAGTCTTGATCCACCCCCACACTTGCTTCCAGTGCGTAATGAGCATCACCAGACCGGCAACCAGCGCCATGACGCCAACGACAATCCAGGTAACCGGGTTGGCGAGAATCGCTGCTGTGAAGTTCCACGCGGCTACGGCAGCAGCGGCTAGGCCAATAGTCAGGATGCCGCCAATAGCGGCCCCCAGGGCTATCACGGCCGTCCGGTGGCTGGTTATCAGCGTGGCCCCTTGCGAAAGCCACCCAATGAACTTCGTCGCGTACGGCAGAAGCACCGTGCCAATCTTGATGGCCAGCGCCTGAAAGCCTGCCTGTAGCTCCTTCACCCGCTGGTTGAAGCTCTGTGAAGTGCTCTGCCATGCGTTGCCGAACCCGTTAGCACCCTTGGCAAGCTCGGGGTACTTCGAGTTCACACGGTCAAGCTGACCGAGCAGAACGGCCAGACCGGAACCGGCTTTCTTGCCGAAGATTTGGGTGATCACTGCACCCTGCGTCTTGGCCGTGATGCCGGTCTTGCGCATGTGCTCCATAAGGTCATTCAGGGCTAGCTTCAGGCCGCCCTTCTGCATGTCCTTCTGAAGGCTCGTCATGCTGAAGCCCATACCGGCCAGCGCCTTTTTACCAGCGGCGGCAGGAACGGCCAGCGCCTGAACGGCCATGCGCAGATCGGTTGCAGCAGCCGCACCACGGATGTTGTTGTCACCAAAGGTGGCCAGCGCTGCGCCGACGTCGCTAAGCGAAAGGCCGTAGCCCTTGACCACGGCCAGAACACCGGTACCTAGCGCGTCGGCTAGATCCTGCATTTCCATATCACCAGAACCGACGATGGCGTTAAGCGCACCCATAGCCTGAGACAGGTTCTGCACACCGGGAATGCCGGACGCTACAGCAGCGTCTAGGGCGTTCGTCACGTCCACTAGATCGGCGTGGCCTACCGCTGCACCTTCGGCAGAAACCTTCAGAAGCTCCAGCGCGCGTGGGCCGGTAATGCCAACTGAGGCAAACGACGACTCAATGTGATACAGCGCCTGCGCTAGCGAGTCGGGCGCGAAGCCGACCTGTCCAGCGAGATTCAGCACCCCGGTACTCAGCCCGGATATCTTGTCCTTACTGACGCCAGCCTGCGTGTTGAGGGACAGCATGGACGACTGAAAGTCAGCAGCCATCTTGACGGACTTCACGGCAGCTACGCCAGCGGCTACGCCAATACCCAAGAGCGCCGCCTTAGAAACGGCGCCCATCTTGGCCATACTTCCGCCGCCCTCTTTGTCGACGGAAGCTAGCTCAGCCTTGACGCCACGGGCCGTGGCCATAAAGCCTGTGGACTTACCGAGGAATTCGATGAACACCGGAGGCAGCGCACTCACGGTTCTACCTCCCTAGCACGTACCAAAATTGGTAGGTGGTCACGACTTGTTTACCGCTGTCCCCCATGCGGACTCGAAGATGGTCCGCAACTTCGGTGCGGCCTTGTCGACGCCGGGCTTGAAGTACGGGTATTTCCCTTCAACGGTGCCCTTGTATCGGTTCTGGAAGCCACCGTCACCACCGGCCATGACCACTTGCGAGTAGGCGCCTTCGCCTTCGAGTCTGGGTAGTCGGCTCTTCCGAATCGACCGATACAGACTGCCGGTCAACTGACCCGGTCCGCCGCTTCGCTGTACGCGGTGAGGGCTTCGGTTCAGGTTCACGCCCATCTGACCAGTGACCTTGTCGCGGCCCTTTCGGTCCCAGCGGGGTGCGCCGCGCATGCCGCCCTTGATTCGCGTTCGGGTGTAGCTGGTTGCCTTGCCCAGCGCCGTACGCGTACCTACGTTGGTGGCATTCATCTTGCGCTCTAGCTTGCCGATGGCTTCAGGGATTCCCTTGATGACAAAGCCCATTGAGTCCTCAGCCATTGGCACGCTCCTCAACAATCTTTCGGGCCTTCTCTACGGCGTCATCGGTTGCCAGTAGCCAATCAAGGGTTACGGCGGACTCCCCATCGAGTTCGGAGGGGCGACAATGCAGCAGCGTGCACAGTCGCCATATCCGGTATTCCTCGCTGGGGAGTTCGTCCGCCGTGTAGGTGCTCCCACCCTTGTGGGAAAGAGCCTCCGTTAGGCGACGGAGGCTACGGTAGGGGACGCCGGATCCTTGTCCGGCTCGAAGTCCGGCGCAAGCTGCGCGAGATACGGAGCAGTCACAGC